GATGGTGTCGGCCACTGGGTCGATCATCTGGAAGTTGCTGGCGGCACCGTCACGCATCTGTTCTTCTTCGTCGGTCAGATACCACTGCTCGTTGTTCTCCCAGGCTGCGTACATCTGCGCCCAGAATTGCTGCATGTCGACGCCATGGTCTACGTGCGGTTTGCCCACCACCTCCACGGCCAGGAAGCGACCACTGCCGGTGGGGTCGTTGAGGAACCGCTTGTCGTTGACGCTGCCACAGAAGGACGTGCAGCGGGGCCGGCGTAGCCATATGGCCGCGTAAGGCAGGCGGTACTCGTCGGTTTCCTCGGTGATGAAGGCCTTCAGGGCCGCGATGTCGGTGCGGTTGAACGTGGCGTCTAGCTCGCCCAGTTCCACGATGGCACCCTGCAGGGCCTCGTGCTTGCTGTCGCGTGCGTTGTGGCCGTTCAGGTTCAGGTGCTTGCTCATGGTGCTGAAGTCCGGTGCCAGTGACATCAGCCAACGGGACTTGCCGATGCGCTGCGGACCCACCAGCACGAGGACCATGCCCTTCTGGGACTTGCGTCGCACCACCCAGCCGCAGGATGCCTCTATGGTTTGTAATGCCCAGCGACGTAAATAGCGGCGCCACAGGTCGGGGCTGGTGGTGGTGACCGACCCGGCCAGCAGTTCCAGGCGGTCCTTGCCGTCCCACTTCTTCGACAGCACCCAATCGCGCATCGGGTGCCAGAAGATGCTGTTGGCGACCTGGGCGAAGCAGTCCTTCAATTTCTGTTCGTTCTTCATGCGGGCGCGGCCGAAGACATCCGTGAGGACGCACTCCACCATGGCGGCAATCTCGTACTCGGTCTTGTTGCCGAAGCGGGCCATGTCGATACGCTCGGGCAGGATGTAGCTGGTCTTGGCCGTCATCAGGTTCAACCTGGGATGCACCCCCAGCATGCGCAGGCCGGCCTGCACGTTCTCGTAGCTGGTCGGCTGGATGGCCTTGGGCTCCTGCTCCTTCGTGCGTTCGATGTTGGGCAGCAGGTTGAGGTCGATGTCGCCCACGGCCGCCCGCAGGGTGATGAAGTCGTACAGGTCAGGATCGCTTGGCACGTCGTGCTCCAGAGTAGGCACCGTCGTCGGTGGGGGTGGGTCCTCCCTGAAGCTGGCGGCACCCCGCAGGATCGCCGCGAATTCCTCGTGCGTGTTGTCGGGCTGGGTTTCCTCCTGCTTCGGCGCCCCCGGCTGGGCCATCACCCAGGCGAGGACCCGCTTGGCATAGCCGGGTCCTCCATGGCCGTGCTCGCAGTACGGGACCCCCCTGCCGGTATCGCTGTCGGCCTTGTGCATGTACTTGGCCTCGACGCGCCGATCCGTCGTGTGCTCGTCCGCAAAGGGGCACGTGATAGGCCACCAGCCGGCGGCATTCTTCGGCCCGAGGATGTAGCCGTTGGCATGGAGCCAGTCGAAGATGGGGTCGGGCTGGCCGGCGGCTGGCGGCACCTCGGGCTTGACGCGCCTGGGCCTGACCTTCCCCGGCTTCACATCCAGGGCCTTCGCCAGACTGTCGAGCGTGTAAACGCAGGATGCATCGAAGTGGTGCAGCACTGCCTCAAAGGATGCGCGGCCCTCCTTGTCGTTGATCGAGCCCGGGATCCTGAACAGGCGGCAGGCCTTTCTCACCCCAGGATCCTGCAGGCCGGCGGCGATGAGGCCGTCGAACAGGGCGTCGGCGGCCGGCACGTTGTCGCACCAGGGCTCCAGCAGGAAGCCCCACTGGAAGTTGCCGGGGCTTGTCTCCAGCTTCCACGTGGGCGCGGCCAGGATCTTGTCCTCGTCTACCTTGGTGCCCACGTCATCTATGACGATGGCCCGCACGGCATGCGTGTTTTCGTCGCGGCGCAGCCGCTTCTGATCGCTGGCCCCTGAGTAGAAGTACCAAGCCCCGGGCGGCAGAGCCAAGCCATCCCAGGTCCACGTCTGGAAGCGTGGGCCTGTCTTGAGGGTGACCTGGAAGTTCAGGCCGGCTGGGCAGCCTTGGGCGAGAAGTGACAGAAAGTTGTACTGCGTCTGCACCGTGTTAGGATGCTCACTGCTTTGAGGCATGCGTGTCTCCGAGTGCCGCGTGGTGGCGGCCTGTCTCAGGAAGCCCCGGGAGAAATCCCGGGGCTTTTCTCATTTGACGTACCGTTGGCCGGTCTTGATCTCTGCACCAAGAGGGAAGCCATCCAGCCATTCTGTCACGCGCACCATCTCGCGCCGCAGTACCCGGGACGCTTGCGCGGCGTGTATGTCCCCGGCCTCCAGCACGATTTCATCGTGGGTGTGGCCTATCACCTGGGCGTCCACGTTGTGGTACCGCAGCACCTTGTCGGTCCTGCGGGTGCAGTCGCGCAGCAGGCCGGCGCACAGGGCCTGGGTCACGTTCTCGGCCAGCAGGCCGTGCCAGATCCGCTCGGTGCGGAACCCGTTGGGCAGGGCCTTCTGGAAGACCACCTCGGTCTCCCACTGGTCGATGGGCCGGCCGCTCCAGCCATCCAGGTCCTGTGTCACCTCGATGGGCGGCCGGCCCTTCTCGACCACCGTGCCCTTGATGCCGTGGTAGTACAGGGTGGTGTCGCCGGGGAGGTCGCAGGCGATGCTCACGGTCCCCGGCAACAGCGGCCGGATCTGCCGGTAGGACACGTGCCCCAGCTTGGTGTCGGTGCCCAGCACGGTCTGCATGAAGGCCCCGTACAGGCCCTTGCTGAACTGCATGGCCCACGGGTTGGCGGCACGCCACGCGTAGACCACGTTGTCGGCCGTGGCGTTGTCCAGGCTGATGCCGTAGCCCCGGGCCATCGAACGCAGCGCACCCCGTGCGCCGCCGAATTGCAGCGATAGCTCGGCCACCTTGCCGATCTGGCGCTGCTCGTCGGTCACGTCGTCGTATTCGACATCGAAGATGTTCACGGCGTTGACCTTGTAGACATCAATGCCGTCCCGGTACAGGTTCAGCTTCCACTGGCAGTCGGCCAGCCAGGGCATGCCCTTGGCCTCCACGGCCGTCCAGTCGCCCCAGATCAAGGTGCGGCCATCGGCGGCCATGATGGTGGGCCGCAGCAGGCTCGCCAGCACGTGCATGACCTTGCCGGCGAGCGTGCCCTGCATGACGGCATCCACGGCCGCCTGCACGTTCTTGGGTGTCTCGCGGGGGAAGTTGTGGACCTGGATGCCGGTGCTGCTGAACCGCTTGGTCTGGATGGCGCCGTAGCAGATATAGGCGCCCTGGGCGCGGCCGGTGTCGGCGGCACGGCCGGCCATGCGTGCGTACTTGGCGACGCTGGCCTTGCCGGCGTCGTCCACCAGTTCGATCAGGTCGATGATTTCCGGGGCGCAGTCCTTGGCGGCCTCGGAGCGGAGGAAGTCTGCACGGGCGGCCTTGTCGGTCGACTCCTTCTCCACCTCGACCGTCGTCCCATCCGGTAATTTTTTACGGGCCATCCGAGTGAAAAACTGTTTAAACACGTCGTCGTCATTGAGGGCCTCGCGCAGGCACTCCTTGATCCGCTTGTGCTGGCTGGTGCTCGTGATGCGGCCGTTGGTGTGCTGCCGCAGGGATTCGTTCAACTCCTGCTTCTCCTGCGCACCGTACTCCATGGCCGCACGGGCCAGGGCCAAGTCGATGGGCAGGCCGGCGTCGTTGATGCGTTCGGTGAGGGCGTAGTCGGCCCGCTCGTGCTTGAACAGGGGCACCAGCTTGGAGGCCACCAGCATCTCGGACATCACGTCGTGCATGCAGTACATGAGCAGTTCCATGTACTCGTTGGGGTCGTCGGCATAGCCGCCCCCGGGGGCCGGCAACGGCTTGCACCACTTCAGCATGATCTGGCTGCCCCTGCGCTTCTCGTGCAGCGACTGTTTGGCCCCGATGTAGTCCAGGGCATCCTCCAGCTTCCCAGGCATGCCCCGGGCACGCGCCAGGGCGGCCGTGCAGTGCCAGCGGTCGAGCGGGATGTCGATGTCCAGCACGTGCTTGGTGATCAGCCGTTCGAACTGGGCATTCCAGGCGTGCATCTCGCACTTCGGGTTCAGCAGGGCCGTGCCCAGGTCATCGGGCATGCGGTGGCCGGCGGCCTTGGGCCACCCCTGCACCGGGGCACCGTCGATGCTGTAGGCGCAGCATAGGATCCGGGTGCTGGAGTGTCGAGCATAGGCATGTGCGCCGACCACGCGCAGATCGATGTCGGAGCGGGTTTCGTAGTCGAAGTGGCAGATCATAAAGCCTCAGTCTTAATTCCTGGTGACGAAACAGGCCCTGGTGTGACCCAGGGCCTGGATATCAGGCGGCTTTCTTGGCGGCCTTGAAGGGCGGGGGCTTCTTGCCCGGGGCGGCTGGCGCCTTCTTGGCGGGTACGGGGGGCTTCGGGGGGTGCGGCATGGCATCGATCTCCGGTAGTTGGTCGACCCAGTCTACGACAGACAGCACGGGCGTGTATACGGTCCCGAAGGTCCGATTCTTGTGCTTGTAGGAGTCGTTGGACAGGCTGACCACGGCGATCATCTTCTTGGGGTTTTTCTTGTACTGGGCCACGTACTCACCCTTGAGGGCCGCGATGGCATTGCGGCCACCATGCGACGTGGTGCTGTACTTCAGGGGCTCGCCGTCCAGGACGGCCGACAGGCCCATCAGTTCGGTCCACTCGCGGCCGTTGGGCGGCACTTCCTCGGGGCATGGCGGCATGGGCATGTGCATCGGCGTCCAGATGTCGCCCAGCAGTTCGGTCTGCACCCCTGGCTTGTCGGTGTCGGCCCAGCACTGCCAGCCATGGATGAAGCCACCAAGGTCCACGTAGAGGACGGCGTCGTCCTCGACCGGGGTTTCCTCGACGCCATGCGTCCAGATGCCGGCCTTGGACATCTTGAGGAACCCGATGCGGGCGGATCCGCCCTGCCCCATGTTCTTCATGAGGGCATCGAACTGGCTTGGGTCGAAGGGGATCACGTCCCCGCTGCCATTGCCGTTCGTGCGTGTCGCTACTGCCTTTGTCATATCAACTCCTGTACTTTGCAAGTTCGAAATTTGCCATCAGACGCTCTAAGTTCGATGCTTCAGGCTTTACTTCGGGTAAGGCCGGGGCTTCACCCGGTGGGGACTTTACCAGATTCGTGCCGCTGGAAACGGCCACGATCATGTCCTTCAGTTCCTGCGGCATGTTGGGGTGGGCCTTCTC